GGGACAGTGTCTTAAATAACAATCATATTTTTTATTGCACCAATTGGAATAAACCATTGCATCAAGACTAGTTTGTTTAGCCTTTGGTACATCAACTTGTCCCTTTAACCAACATATGATTACATTCTTGCTGGCTTTACGATCTTTAAGTATCTCATAGTCATTGAAGGAATTATCAGTGAGAAATCTTTTTAACCATATTTCATCTAAATCTTGTATGGCTCGATCTTTACATACCTGATATAACACACTGGGTATGTATAACTCCTTAAAATAAGCTTTTGAATTAGATATTAAATTGTGTTTGGTGCACAGATTTGGTTTCACGGAACTTATGTGTTTAGCTGGTTCGAAATGAGCTTTTGATAAAACACTGCGTTCTTGGGTTGAGAATGGAAGTGTTTCTAAGAGCGCATCTTCATATTTAGACCAAGGCACTTGTAAATTTAATACCTCATTGAGTTTCATTGCCTTGTCACTCCATGCTCCAGGTTTTATGTGATTCATGAATTTTATTTTAGTAGCAACGAAAGTGGTCCATATTATGTGTTGACGTTTTTTTTCATTTAACAATATTGTGTAAGTTTGATCATGTTGTGATATTCCATAACCTCCAAAAATAGTTGGTGTTAACAGGAAGTTGATTATATCTTCCTTGCTATTATTTGGAAGCCATTTACTCAAGTTGAACAACAACATTTTGAGTGTGTTAACACAATCACAACCACGTAAAATCATTTTGAGGTGATTGTTAACCATACTGTGTATTCTATCAAATTTTGTGGTAGGCGCTATACTATTAGGTTTGCTAACACATATTGAATTAATTAAACGAGCTGGGTATCCTACTATACCATCTTTTTTTGATATAGTTAATCTTAAGAACTCATCACGGTCATATGATGTTTGAGTCTTAAGCTTATGCACATTTAACCCGCACTCAGTATATGTGTCAAGAACTAGTAAACAAATTTCCTCCGGTTCATTTAATGCACTTCTAACATCATCACCCTGGAATTTACCATCTATTATGTTCAATTTTCTACCTATTTTACTTTCCACTACGTCACACACTAGATCAAATTCAACTTTGCTAATTATGGTATCTAACAAAGCAGTCCATCGCCAACCACTTGCTACTCCCTTTCTGAATGCCATTATCATGTCACCTAGTATGACTTTACTTCGTCTATCAAACATCCCTTCAATAAGTTTACTCATAACCGTTTTATATTCTTCATCGCCGTACATTTCTACTACACGCTGTATATTATCAAATAGTATTACCAACATTTTTCTGCTAACTCCGTGATCAAACCTTGATTGATCGATAGGCATTTTGACAAAACGTTCATCAATTGTCGTATCGTAGATGTGTTGCCACATCTCCAATTGTTTTCCACCTTTAGCAAACAAGGTTGAAAAGTCAGCACCGTGTAATCCAGCTTCGATTAAGTGACTAATAAAGTCCATTTTTAGGTAATTTCCCATATCACCAGAGACAACATCTCTCACTTTCGCTTCTAGCTTTTCAAATGATCTTAGTTCTTGTGGTGTACTTGTGATTAAACATTGAGCTATTTTTTCGTCGCTAACCACTAGGGATGCTGATTTTTTCGATTTTCTACCCTTTTTATACACATTATTTTTCGTAGTTTCTATACCAGGCCATTCTGAACCTTGACCTCTATTCCAATTCATCCAGCTGCAAAATTGCTGGATACTTGGTATTTTCGCATTTTTCAACCTTTCTGGCTTGAAATAATCTGTGAACATCTTAGCGGTGTAATAATCAAATTTTTGCAGGAATAAATCTTCATTACCATTTATGTTATGGTGTACTTCCTCTACTAGCCAGTGTTTTATATCTTTTTCTCTCAATTCGGGTGCTTCTAGTTCAGCATAACTTATCAAATTCTCTAGATTGACTAGATACCTCCAATATGTGCAATATTTCTCACCCTCTTTTTTTGACTTGTCACCTATTTTTTTGAAAATGTCGGTTAGTTCGCAGGTGCATTTGCATTGTAGGAAATTATTATTTTGTAGTGCTTCAATGACAACTTTAGACACTTCTGTTTTTAAACAAGATAGATAATAACTTATATTATTGTTTAAGGTATTATGTTCCCATTCTTCGATTAAAAACTTTTTTGTGTAACATTGCAACCTGGTCATATTTCTGTCATCATACTTAGTTATCTTGGTGTGATCACGACATTGATTGCCATGTTCGATTTCGTTTTTTGGGGTTAGTTGAACTTTATATTTAATATTGGTATGGCAGGAACTTAGACAAGAAAAGCCGATTCAGGTTTGGCATCACCACTTAGCTTTGT